TGCCTGAGACCCGACTGGTAAGTCGATTCTGCTTTCGCAGCAGCACCACCTGTGTCTCATCACCTTATCCAGCTATATGCCAGAAAGATTATTCAGTCACTCCCGTTTGGGGTCGTCACCCCATGCCATCAGACGGATTTGAACCGCCGACCTTGGCTTTACAAAAGCCCTGCACTACCGCTGTGCTATGATGGCGGTTGTCTTACAAACTTAAATGCTCCATAATCAGAACCCCATACTTTTGAACGGTTCTCTTTATGTAATCCTTTGTCAGTTACATGGTACTCGTCCTTAGTGAGTTTTACCTCGTTTTGAACGAATGTATCAATACCATTCCAATTGACGTAACAGTTACAGGTAGATGTCCCACCGAAGTAAGAATCCTTTCCTGTCTTCCTCATTATAATATCGCATCCTTCACGATATGTCAACAGGTCATCAGTAATTGTTTCGATTCCTTTACATTCTGCAAATTGAAGAGGATTAGCTATCTCATAATTCTTGAGATGATACTCTTCACCATTCTGAACCACGTCAATTACGAACTGGCGATATGGTCTATTGAGTAGATAGTTGTATGCCTGTTCACCATAGACACGATCCTCTCCAATTAAACGGTGAGAAACACGAATATGTGCAAAGCGTGTAGGATGGGATTGTGCTTGACGTTTGTTAGCAAATGTCCCAACCAACAATTCAGTAAATTCATTCATAAAATCATTGCAACAAGAGTTGATTTAATTTCCTGTTCAGATATTTCTTTAGGAAAAGCTATCTCTGTAAATTTACCATCATATTTAATTTTCATAAATTTACTGGTAATCTCAGAAAGTTCTGCTTCCTGAAAAGTTCTTATATCTGTATAATTTTTTAAGTAATTGTGAATAGCATCCTTATGATCTTTATTCATATGATCACATATTCTTCTACTCGTCTTTTCGCTAATCATTCTGGTATAAGTTCTGGATTGACAAGATCTAATTCAAATAAAACTGGATGACATTCTTCAGCAATTAAATACTCAGAGTATCTTAAGATATCAGCTAAAGTATAGTCATCATTGATTGCTGCTTCAGAAAGAATCCATTTGTCTTGTTTCTGTTCTCTTTCTAATGTATCAAAAGAAAATGGTATTTCATTAACATAATACATCAGAACGGGTTCGTTGTCAACAAAAGCATATTTGCGACTGATGATATACTGATAACCCATGGTCTAGCATTCTAAGTAACACTATTTAACCTCCTCAGTTTCTTGACCAAAGTAGCACGACGTGCTCGTGCCTGCCGAAGTGCCTGAGGTTTCAGGTGACGTTTTTTCTCTTTATTAGAGTGATGTTGCCAGTTTGGGGTCGTCATCTTCATACCTCAGTACCCTGCTATTATAGCATACTATGTAGGACGTGTGGGTGGAGTGGACAGTTCTGTACCTGTCTGTTTTGCAATAAATGCTTTGAGTTCTGGAGTCTCTTCCCACTCCCATACTTCCTCACGACCTTTCTTATCGATTTTCTTGTAGCTTCTCTTAGTCATTTTTAGACCGTCCGTACTATGGTTAAATTTTACATGGCATAACGTTTTTTGTCAAGCATGTTCCTAGATTTTAAATATTGCAGAGTTTCTTTCATACTGCCAATATGTTTTTCATCAACTGAGACCTGAGGATATGAAGCATCACCACCAAACTCCATTTCAAATTGTTGTTTGGTAAAATGCTCATCTAACTCATACTTATGAAAATCAGTCGAAATGGATTTAAGAAGTTGAGCAATACGCTCACATTCCTGACTACCATTGGAATATATTACTGCTCTGGTCATTTTTGTTTTTGCCAATGTTTAATGAGAAGTTCGAGTTCTTTTATTCTAGCTTTCGCCATCTCTATCTTCTCCTCCATGTGATTTTGTTTAGTCACGTTGCCTCCAGTCATCAGATCGTTCATGGTGGAACCAGTCTACCACATCTTGTGGATCACCGAAACCCCTACGATGATTGCTTGAATCGGGGTCTCCTATATTCAAGCTATTCAGAAAAGAATCAGTAGGATCCGTACTCATTCTTCTTGCGGTATTTAACATACCCCTAGCAGCAGTATTTGCTTTTGCCAATTTCTCTGCCCAGATCATGTCTGGTAAAGTAACATCTGTTCCTGAAGCAATGTCTTTACAGATTGCTTCTAATCGTAAACGATATTGAGTAGATAGCATATTGGAAGTCAATTCCCAAATATTTAGAATAAAAAAGGGAGTCCGAAGACTCCCTGTTATTATATCACATTAGACAGATTTGACAACTTAGAAGCTGTACTTAACTCCTGCCTTAGCACCGTATCCACGGTCAACGTTCTCGTCACCTGATCCAACGAAAGAAACTTCGCCGTATGCACCAAGAGCTTCAGTTAAAGAAGCAGAAAGACCCAACTTACCAGAAGGAACTGTGTCTCCGTCTGCACCGTCAGGAGCAGTTACTGTAGCACCGCCTTGTACATAGAATGAAGCAGTTTCGCCAAGAGAACCATCATAACCTACGTGAAGGTCTGTGTTAGTTCCAGTATAATTAGTTCCAGTCCAACCAGAGTTAGCTTCAACGTTCACGTAAGGACCAGCAAAAGCTGCACCAGCGAGAAGGAATGGAGATGCTGCTATAGCAGCGATTGTTGATTTAATAGACATGTTTGTTTTTTGAGTGTCTCGCAAGGATACTATAAGACCCTGCGGATGATAGTTTACCCCGACATGGGAAACTTTGTAACATCTGACGCAGGGTTACGATTCTTTCGAGTCCTTCGTTTTTGCTATCTGTATAATTTATCACCTTCAACCCCAAAAAGTCAACCCCCTTGTGCCAGTTTACCAATCAGTATAACTTACCATTCTCATAAGTTTTACTTATCAGTCATCCTCTAAATCATTGTCTTCGCTTCTGAATACTAGCAATTCCTCTCCATACTGGACTCCTTCCATTTCTGGATGAGGTGCGGGTAATACGGTCTTTTTTCTGACCCTAGGTTTATCAAAATCTCTCAGTGTTGACATCATCATAGTATACATGAATGCAAATGTAGCTCCCATGAGACTAACAAAGCATATCAAGTATATAAGAATAGTTATCTGCGAATCCATCTTGGTAAGTAGAATATTAGAAACGATAATGTCCAGAATGTTAATAATGCCATTATGTGTAGTATTCTACTAGAGTTTACTATCAACCCAAGTGTTACAAGTCCCATCCAAACATAATCTAATGTACCATGGAACCTATACCAAATATTTTCACCAAACTTTTTAATAAATTTGTCCCTCTGTCTTGCGAACAACGGTGATACGTGTCGCATCATAACAAATCCTTCATTGAAGAACATAACGAAGAATCCAATCCAAAATATCATAGTTTTTAATTAAGGTAAATTAATGCACCAGTTAAACGAACGTTTGCACCAGTAATAGAAACATCTCCTACACCAGTGATGGCAACTGCAGCTCCTGCAGAAACAAGTGCAGCACCGCCAGCAGTAACTGTAGCACCAGCACCAGCACTAACTGTAGCAGCACCTCCAGCAGTCATAGTGGCAGCACCTCCAGCAGTCACATTTGCAGCACCTCCAGCAATCATACTTGCTGCACCTGTAGCAGTTGCGGTAAAAGCACCACCTGCAGCAATAGTAGTAGCAACACCAGAAGTAGAAATATATGCACCAGCAACAGTAGTGAAATTAGTGTTGCCTAATACAGTTTTCACACTATATGAAGAAGATCTATCCTTCACTAAAGGAAGTCCAGCAAATGCACCAGCAACAGTGAGATTAGACACACCACCAATAAATTGTTTATAGTCTCCAGCAATAACACGACTGATATGACCTGGTGATACAATCGATTGATTAGCTCTTGGATCAAACTGTACTGACGTTTCCTCTCCAGCACCAAAGCTCATACTCTGACCTATTACAATATCTTTCTTATTGATTTGTACAGTGTTGATAGCAGTACCTGCCATTTCAATATCAGAATCTGATTGAATTTTGACAGATCCACCCTTTAAAACTAATTCACTAGTAGCTTCAATTAGAATTTTCTCTGCTTTTATAAACCTTTCTCCCCCTTTAGTCTCTTCTACATAATCACCCGAACAATAAATGTTTAATGCTTGTCCATCTGCAGTAGGTTTAGTTTCATCTCCCTCACTAAAAGTCATATTAACTCTACCAAGATGTCTATGAAGACCACCAAATGTAGAAATGTTCAATCTTCCACTAGAAGCACCTAAGTTTGGATCTCTTTGTCCAGTCATGACAGTAATTCTACCATCATTATGGAAAGTCATTGCATTATCAGCACCCACAGGACCATCAAAACATAATGCTGTTGTGAGTTTATCTGGGAGCATCCTTTCGTAAATAGATGATCTCGACTGATACCCTTTCCATGCATAACACAACCTAATACCACTGGTATCTTGTGTTTCATCAGGAGTGTTACCATTTGCTAGACCCTCTAGCTTAATCTTATTATAGGTTTCTTGTGTTGCAGCTGCCATTATCTACACCTCTTACGGACAATCAACATAACGACCTGTACCAATTTTAGTAGAACCAATCTTGGAAAGTCCATCTGTATCTAGACATATTAATGAAGGCAACAGTTTTGCTCCATATCCACCACCACCAACAATCTTGATTTCTGGGAATCCTTCAAAAGTTTTTGTTCTGTTGAGCATTCTAGCACCAATTAAGAATCCATCATCATTAATGATAGCTTCTGCTAATCCTGGTTCATCATTGATATAAATCTCTGGTTTGACTTTATATCCCTTTCCAAATTGAGTAACTGTAAATGAATCAATAATACATCTCTTATCATTATCACTAGAACGATTCTTCTTATAACCAAATCCTGGTGAAAGAACACGAATTTCAGTTAGGAATCCATTTTGATCTAGTAGTCCTGTTGCAGTTGCACCAACTCCTTCACCACCAATCCAAACATAAGGAGGTTCTGCCCATGCGTCACCAGGTTTATCAACAGGAATCTCGATAATACCACCATTATCATCAGTAATTACATCAGGAATATTAATTGTAGGTGGTTCAAATTCATCAAATACAGTTTCTGGAGAATCACCAACACCTTCATCAAAATCAGGAAGTTCAAGATCTTCCTTAGATATAATTAAAACATCTGCACTAGCTCCTTTACCTGTAATAGCAAAGGTTAATTTTTCTTGTTCTTCTACTACACCATCTTCTGCAATACCAACAGTTACATTTGCCTTTCCATTACTAATAACAAACTGCCCAGTTAAAGATCCACCAATAATATCATCTGATGTAATACCTTCACCAAATAAAGTGTAATATAAAATAGTTCCATTTTCTACATTACTAGTAGTAATTGAATAAACAATAAACTCATCTTCTGGACAAACTGATCTATTAGCTACGACTTCATAAGATGGAGATGGATCTGGTGGAGTAATCAATTCAGTTGTAGGATTTCCTTCAGGATCATCAGGGAAAGTTGGTGGATCCTCAGGAAGTACAATTTGTTCTGGATCTTCTTGTGCTGGAATATTTGGTTGATTCTCTTCTTTTATTGGTATTGGTGTGATAGTACACTTTGCAATATTAGTTGTAAATTTTGACAGAATTCCACTACTATCAATAGGACTATTTTTCTTAATACGTACAAAAAACTCTTCTTTTGCTCTATTAGCTAATGGATCTCCAAGTGTTCTAATCTCAACAGTTTTTGAAGTTTCTTCTGGTTGAAAACCAACAATAGTATTTGTTACAAAGTAATCTTCACCAGCAGTTGCTGAACCTTGTGTATCTAGAGTTTTAAATGAAACAGAAGAAGCTTGTTCTAGATATCCAGCACGAGTTATTGTAAATACTGCGGTATCTCCTCTAGTTACTGTAATATCATTAATATTATATGTGATTTTTTTCCTCTTTGTAGATGTGTCGTTAGGATTTTTTGGATTATATGGAAGAGGAACACCTCCTGTAAATCCAACAGTAGTAAATGCTAATGGTTTTCCAGTATATGCTTCTTCACAAGTATATTGTGTGTAATCACCAGGAGTATCACCAAATAAGTTATCAATACTACTCAATAGACCATCTAAGAAATCTTCATCATCTTTTTTGCCTTCTGTTTCTCCACTAACACATACTTTCTTGTACTTATTACATGTTTGATCAGGACCACTACAAGAAATACCTAGAAGTTTAAGTACATAATTAATAGCTTTACCAATAACATTAAGTGGTTCCGCAATTGCTCCTAAAATATCTTGAAGAGGACCTAAGACGTTACCAAGAATTTCATTAATTAACTGATTAATTTTAGAGATGATTCCATTTACAAACTCATCTATATGACAAACAGCATTACGATATACTTGACTAACATAACTCATCATTACATTTGTCAACCATGCAATCAAACGATCACCTAAGTCTGCCATTTGACAACCAAGATTTTTCAATGCATTGTTAAAGTATTCAGTTACAGGAGTTAATCTATTACCAGTTTCATCTGGTGCTAAAAGTGCCTTTACTAATGAATTTACAGCATCTGATAGTAATTTTTTAACATAACCTTTAATTTTTGCTAATAATTCTCTAATAACACGAATAGCTTTGTTAACATATGTTCTACCAGTGGAAATTGCACTGTTTATTCTTCCACTAATCTTATTAGTATAATAATCTCCTATGTTTCCACCATTGTTCTGTATATCAGCTAACATCTGACCAATGATGTTATTCATCTGTGTTTTTAAATCTTGATCCTTACATTTCTCTGCTACTTCTTGACACCACTCTTCTCTCTTCAACCTTTCTGTTGTTGATGGTGGTACAGGAATATCTTGCTTTCCATCTACTTCTCTTCCTGTAGGAAGACCCCCACCTGTTCTAGCACCATCCTCAGCAAGACCACTCTCGCCATCAGTAACTTCAGTAACATCTTCTGTTCCATCTTTATATTCATCAACTTGATAATTAGCATTAGCTCCTGGAATAAATGAGTTTCTATCTGGTCCTGGTGTATAAACAATCTTTGTAGCACCTGGAGTTTGTCCAATAGAACCTAATATAATGGGTTTTTGTTTATCTTCATCAATATAAAATCCAATTACATAACATCCCTCAATTAACTGAGCACATGCACCAGCAATATTACCTGGCATAAAAGGTACATTAACTGGCATCATCACGGTTGCCCATGGCAAAGCAGCAGTAGGAAGAAGATCCTTACTACCAGGATGATCTCCTACAATTCTCACTTTATAACGATATCCACCTTTATTGTTTTTATCGTCATCTACAGTGCCTTCTACTTGACCAATCCACCAAGGAAATCCATCATTTCCTATACGATGAATGGGCATTAACCGTGATAATGCTTCATCCATAATTAATCGTCATACACTAAACATTCTGGTTCGTCTGGGTGCATCTCACAAAATAGTTCAATAGCATTAGGATCATGATGATCTCCTGCTTCTATCTCGTCATGATGATGCTCTTCATACACTTCTAGTTCGTGTAGCTCTTCTTTAATGTGTCTACGTGCAGCAGGACTGATAGTAGGATCATCAAGGATCTCTTTATCTTTTTTGATGTGTGCTTCTATAGATTCCATAAGTCTAAGTATAGCTCCGTTAAGTTATTTATTGGTTATGTTTGGACACTTTATCCTTTTGTCCATAAGAATCTCTCATCAAGCGTAGTGTTGTTAAGAACACTCCATTAGATCCAGTTGTAGTATCATATGTATGGGTTACTTCTTGAATCAAGTATTGGCCACTACTTTCTAGATCCCAAGGTTCATCCTTGGCCTCTTCATCTGGTAGCTTACTGACTAGTCTAACAGTAATTTTGTCTCCTGCACATATTTGAGCATTCCCTGGTATTACTATACTGCATTTCTGGTTTGAAAGCAATTTATACCTTGCTATAGACTGTGCCATGTAGTATTTTTGCCAATCAGCAAATTTAGTAGGTTTATCAGAACCATCCTTTGTTTCTGGGGAAGCAGGTTCCCAGTCATTAGACCAAGTTTCATGATCTAAGTATATCGACATCATTCTACTAGGATAGTCAGACAATTCTACATCCTTTACAGGAATTAAAGAAAGAGAATTCTGTCCTCCAAGATGTGCCATGTTATCATAACTATCTTTAATTTTATAGACATACTCTTCATATTGTCCTGTTGAATGATTAAAGAATGCTATAAGAGAGGAATATTTTCCCAGTCTTAAAGATGAAAGCATATCAACCTCAGATTCAAATACAGATTTTTTAATTGTAAATCTATCATCTGCACCATCTCCAATATTTCCTAGTCTTTCTGTATATTCCTTATTTTTTCCTGAACCCCATGCCTCTACTTTTAATCTATCAGATTTTAAAGGACTTTTTTCGTCAGCACATAAAGAATCAACTGCAAAGAAATTATATCCTCTACGTGTTTCCCAGAATAAAAATCCACCACTACCTCTAATTTCCTGAGCAGTTGTACTTGTACTATCTGAATCAGTGCTTTCAAATTTAGCTTTAGGAGAAACACTCTTAACTGCTAGTTGTGCAGCGATATCAAATGGTCTTGTTTTGGTAGGAATTAATTTGGTTTCTAATAAAGAAGGTTCAGAGAAGAATTCCTTTCCACTACCAATATACTCTTTCTCACTTATTAGTTTTTTAATAATTGCCTCAGGATTACCTTCCATCACCGTATTAACTCTTGTAATTTCATTTTGTAATGCTTCAGGAGATATCAAACCAATAGTATACGTTTGTGTCTTTTGTTGAGCAAAACGATTAGCAACTTTCCAAAGAATCATATCATATTCAATTGGTTCTCCTGTTGCATTAGTCATTGTTGTAACAACTACTCTCTCACCACCTTTAATAGGAAGAGATCCAATCAAACCAGCACTATCAACTATTGTTGCAGATCCTATTACGAATGGATTTACAATAGACTCCGCATATTCAAAATCTACAACTAATTTCTTAATGTCTAAACATTCCTTTGCGCCTGGTCTAAAAATTAGAAATTTTTTAAGAGTAAAGTCTGTTGCTGATGAAAATTCTTCTGACATTTTTTATGCCCTCAATGCCAATGTAGCGAATAAGGCATTCGCTCCTAGTTCTGCAGAACTTGTTCCTAAAGCAACATCACTACCCTCAGAAGAACCGCCATTAGTCATATTATTATTTGTAATATTATTAATGATTGTAGTTCCATTACCAGTCGTAGCTACATCTTCAGACATTGAATTTAAAACATCTGAGGATGTATCCTCAACTGCGTCCACTTCAGAACCATCATTATTTGCCTCAATTACTTCATTATTAGTGGTTGAAGAATTTACAGTATCATTACTTACATTCAAAAACTCATCAGGATCTTGAGTTCCCTTAAAACCAAACTTAGCTTCATATTGTGCTGGATCTGCATTTCCACCATCTCTAATCTCATAATGAATCATACCTGCATCATTACCTTTAGCAACAGGATCTCCTGCTGCAACTACTGATCCAACTTCAATTCCTGAAACTACCCCTGAAATATC